GCATAGTAACGATGTTCGTGTAATAGTACATGTTCATCCAACTTACTGTATTGCAGCTATGCACGCCGGCATTGACCTCAGCACAATCAGCAATGCATTCCCGGAACTTAATCGTTATACTAAAGTTGCTCCTAATGTAGGTGACGTTCCCCCTATTAGTCAAGAGCTTGCAGATGAATGTCATAAAAATTTACAGTTAGATAAAAATGGAAACATTGCCTACGATATTGTAGGAATTAAAGGTCACGGAGTAGTTGCTATAGATACTAGTCCGTGGCGAGCTTACGAACACATAGAACGATTAGAACACATTTGCAAGATAGTTCTTGCATCAGGAAATTATTAAAATGGCAAAACAACAATACAATTTAACAACTAAGACAGACTATTTGAATCGTAAGATGTTCCTCGACCCAGCAGGTCCAGTTACTATCCAACGCTTTGAAGAAGTTAAGTACAAGAAGATTGCAGACTTTGAAACAACTGCTCGTGGATTCTTTTGGGTGCCTGAAGAAGTTAGTTTAGCAAAGGATGCTAATGATTTCAAAGATGCTAGCGATGCGATCAAACACATCTTCACTAGTAACTTGTTAAGACAAACAGCGTTGGATAGTTTACAAGGTCGTGCTCCTAGCCAAGTGTTTACACCAGTAGTATCATTGCCAGAACTAGAAGCATTGATCTATAACTGGAGTTTCTTTGAAACTAACATTCACAGTCGTAGCTACAGTCATATCATTCGTAATATCTACAACGTGCCAAAGGATGTGTTTAACACTATCCATGACACTAAAGAAATTGTTAGCATGGCTTCGAGCGTAGGCAACTACTACGACAAGCTACATGTTATTAACTGCCGTAAGGAGTTGGGAGAAGTAATTCCAGAGAAGGAATACATCAAAGCAATTTGGATGGCGCTACACGCATCGTATGCGTTAGAAGCCTTCCGCTTCATGGTATCATTTGCTACTAGTCTTGCAATGGTTGAAAATAAAATCTTCATCGGTAATGGTAACATTATCAGTTTGATTCTACAAGACGAATTGCTACACAAAGGTTGGACAGCATACTTGATTAATCAAGTAATCAAAGAAGATCCGCGCTTTGCTGCAATTAAGGCAGAGTGTGAAGCTGAAGTATATCAACTGTACATGGATGTTATCCGTGAAGAAAAAGAGTGGGCTGACTATTTGTTTAAGCTAGGTCCAGTTATCGGATTGAATGCTAACATTCTAAAAGAGTTTGTTGATTACACCGCAGTGGGTGCATTAAAAGATATCGGTATCAAGTACCAAGGTCTTGCTCCTAAATCTACACCTATTCCTTGGTTCAACAAGCATAGCGACACTAGCAAGAAACAAACAGCATTACAAGAAAGCGAAAGCACTAATTATGTTATCGGAGTCATGGGCGAAGGCATTGACTACGATGCACTACCGTCACTATAAGGAAATAAGATGAAAGCGATTGTATGGTCTAAGTACCACTGCCCTTATTGCGATCAAGCAAAGGCATTACTAAAACAAAAAGGAATTGAATTCGAAGAACGAAAAATCGGAGACGGATTCACTAAAGAAGAATTAATGGAAGCTGTTCCACACGCAAGAACAGTTCCACAAATTTTCGTCGATGAACAACTCATTGGCGGATTCGACGATCTAAAATTATTTTTACAAAAGGTATAACATGTTAATTTCAAAAGGCGCCGCAGTAGGCGAAGTCATCACACTAAAACTAACCTCAGGCGAAGAACTTATTGGCAAGCTAGTAGAAGAAACAGATGCTTATTATAAGCTATCAAAGATTCAAGTAATTGGTATGGGGCCAAAAGGTCCCGGTCTAATGCCATACTTGTTCACCGTCAATCCGGACCGTGATGTTAAGTTAGTTAAGACTACAGTAACAGTTGCAGAACCAACCGACGAACAGTTTGCTAAACAGTTCTTAGAGTCAACTACTGGTATTGCATTGAGTTAATAATGTTAACAGTAACATCAGCAACGGTCTTAATGGCAACACCTTTTACGCAAGTAATTAATGTGCTAATTGAAACTATAGATAGTATGACAGGCGAAACTGTTCTTATACCATCTACTACTGTTCCTGTTGTTACTGCAAGTTTTACAGATCCTGGTGTTGTAATTACTCCTACTGTAGGTAGTGTAACTATATCAGGACTGTACAGACAAATCATAGTTACTTCGTGGACATACCTTGACTTAAATAAACAGTTAGTCACTGAACAGATAGCTCCAGAGATTGGAACGTTTAGCATGATTACTAAAGTTGACAGTCCGGCAAATCTACAGGAAGTATGTACTTATACAATCGATGGAGAGGCATTTGTTCATACTGTTGATCTAGTTAGCTATACCGGTATAGCCGACGCTCTCAAATCACTTTTGGCAACTGTATAATGAGTTCAAAACCAGTAACACGAATTGGCGATAATACTACAGGGCACGGCCCTTACAAACCACGCCCTGCAACGGGTGGCAGTGGGGATGTATTTGCTAATAGCATCGGAGTTAACAGAGTAGGCGATGGATGGGCACCACACGGAGCAAGTCCTGCATACAGAGGAGATCCGCACCCAGGCGAAGGCGGGCATACTACCTCAGCCGGATCCGGAACAGTGTTTGCAAATAACAAAGCAGTAGCACGTATTGGAGACCCGGTCGAAGGCGATACCATTGCAGCCGGAAGTTCAAACGTGTTTGCAGGATAACCAATATAGTATTAATCTTCAAATAAATCTGTTATAATGTAGTATGAACATTTATTTAGACATGGACGATGTAGTTGCCGACTGGCATGCACATGCACAAAACATTCTTAAGAAGCGCTGGGACAAGAACGGCGAACGTATTCCGCAGGTTGAATGGGACAAAGTCAAAGACGACTTACGGTTCTATCGCAACTTACCATTAATGGAAGGCGCACATGAACTAGTCGATATGTGCAAAGTATATGTTGAAAAGAACCCGCAGTACCATTTGCGTTTTCTGACAGCGTTACCACATGATTACTCAATGCCGCTAGCAGCCAACGATAAAGTGTGGTGGGCTAACGATCACTTTCCAGGTATACCAGTTACCATTGGGCCGTACAGTTATGATAAATGGAGACATTGCAAAACATCCGGCGATATCTTAATCGACGACAGGCATAGCAACTGTCATGAATGGGAAGCTGCCGGTGGTGTTGCACACATCTTCACAACTTGGGAAAATTGTAAACCCTGGTTAGAAAAACAACTTGGAGTTTTATGAGAGTAGCAGTAATAGGAGCAGGCATTACCGGAATCACAACAGCATACTATCTTGCAAAAGACGGACATGATGTAGTTGTATATGAGCAGGAAAGATATCCTGCTATGAAAACTAGTTTTGCCAACGGTGGACAAGTTTCGGTTAGCAACAGCGAAGTCTGGAATACATGGAGTAATGTTAAGAAAGGCATTAAGTGGATGTTTACTAAAGATGCACCATTACTAATTAGACCAAGACTCGATCTGGCACAATGGAAATGGATTGCTAAGTTCTTATATCACACAGCCAAGGGTGACTACAAAGAGAATACAGCTAAGACAATTCAAATGGGTCTAGAGGCTCGAAAGTTGTACGCTGAGATTAAGGTAGAAGAAAAATTACATTTCAATCAGTCCCCGTCCGGTATCTTGCACTTTTACAAAGACGAAGCTTACTTCGAAGCAGCTAAGGCAGCACAAGAAATTTATCAAAAGAACGGTTTAGAGTGGGACATTCTAACTCCAGGTAAGACCAAAGCACTAGATAGAACACTAGGAAACCTAGACGGCCTAGTTGGCGGCGCTTGGACCATGAGTGACTGGACTGGAGATATCCACAAGTTCTGTTACGAAATGGAACGTGTGTTAAAAGACAAGTATAGTGTAGAATTCAACTATGATTCTACCGTTACTGATATGTACGGAATGCAACACATAGCAGATGCATTTGATGCTACTGTGATTTGCGCAGGTGTTGGCAGTGTAGAGCTTGCTAAACAGCTAGGCGATACCATTGACATCTATCCAGTTAAGGGATATAGTATCACAATCAACAATGTAGATAGGAAGAATCTTCCTATTGTAAGTTTACTCGATGACCAAGCTAAAATTGTTACAGCAAGTTTAGGTGATCGGTTTAGGGTGGCAGGAACTGCTGAGTTAGCAGGCGAGAACTATGATATTCGTAGAGATCGGATTGAACCGTTGTTAAAATGGGTTCATACAAACTTCCCAAATATTAATACGCACGACTATTCTAGTTGGGCTTGTTTACGTCCAATGACACCGAACATGATGCCAATTGTACGCAAGAGCAAAAAGAATTCAAAGGTGTATTATAACACAGGGCACGGCCATTTAGGATGGACGCTGGCACCTACAACAGCTAAATTAATAGCACAACAAATTAAAGGAAACTAAAATGTCAGCAAATAAATTCGCAGAATTCACAAAAATCGTAGAAGCAATGGAATCGGACTTTGAAAAGTTCTATGACAAAGAAGTTGGCGCAGCAGGTACTCGTGTACGTAAGCATTGCCAAGACCTTGCTAAACTATGCAAAGAAACTCGCAACGATGTAACAGCCGTTAAGAACGCTCGCAAAGAAGCCGCCGGCAAGTAAGGATTGCAAGTACGTGTGGGATCGTCAGTCTACTAGAAATTGGATTGCACAACTAGAACATAGGCTCGAAGATATTGAATTCTATCTTCGACGTACTATTGAATGGTGTGATCAAAACGATGTGTATAGTGAACAGACAATCTTCGCCTGTACTGTAATGACAGCAGTCTGGGTTAGTCACATGAGGAACGAGCCAATTAGCAAACATGAATTGTTTGAGATATTAGGTGTTAAAGATTGGGACAAAGTTGAAGACGCAGTCTACGAGTTCAACAGTGAGTTTGAAGCACTGGAGCACGAAGAACTACTCGAAATGGTAGTTAAAACATTTTAAGGAAATCTATGGAAGACTTAGTAACTAAAAAAATTCTCAATATTGTAGCTACCCAACTAGGTAAAAAAGTTGAAGATTTAACCCTAGAGTCAACGTTTGACGATTTGGGAGCAGACTCGTTAGACGTAGTAGAAATTGTACTCACATTTGAAGATGAGTTTAACATAGAACTACCAGACGACGAAGCAAGTGACGTAAATACTATTGGCGATGCAGTTGCATTACTAACTAAGGTTGTAAACACAGCCCAAGCCAAATAAGTTGACAACTATCCTAAATTAGTATATAATAGACGTTATGTTATACTTTTTAGGAGAGTGTGTTGTCAATGCATATTGAGGGTCCGTGGTTAACAACCACAGGCAAGAAAAAAGGCAAACAAAAGTATGCTTCTTCGGAAGCTAAACGCCAAGCAGAGCAATTGGATCAAGATTGGAAAGATCTGCAAAAGCGATGGGGTGTCGAAGCGGATGAAAAGCGCCGCAAACGTGCAATGGCAGCAGAGCCATTGACAGGACATTACTCATTAAAAATCCCCGAGGGGCGTAGTACCGCTCATCTTAAGAGTTTGGGACAAGACAATGGTGTAGCAACTCTGGCTCCTGCCAAAATATACACCGGTACCAAAGTAAAAGGTATCGCTACTATGCATAAGAGCAACGCTGTACCAGTTTTCAGCGACGAAGAAGCTGTTGATATCAGCAAAATGCGTAGATAAGTACTTAATAAACAAAAAGGAGAAGAAATGATTAAACTCATTAAAATCTTACTTGTGTTGATAGGTTTAGCACTAGTTGGAACTATTGGATACAAGGCGGTCATGTACAAACTAGACCCAAACAAGCAAGTGGCTGTTACTAACAGTTCAGTTACTGCTGAAGTGCGTAACACACAACTGGAATGCCTAGCTCGTAACATCTATTATGAAGCTGGTAATCAACCCTTCGAAGGCAAGGTTGCAGTTGCACAGGTTACTATTAATCGTGCCGAAAGTGGCCAATTCCCAGACGATATTTGCAAAGTCGTTTACCAAAAGAACATAGTATACGAAAAGGTACTTTGCCAATTTAGTTGGTACTGCGAAAAAGCCACTATGGCCAAGCCTCGTAATAAGGCAGTGTTTAAGGAAAGTGAACTAGTTGCACGACAAGTATTGCTAGAAGGATTCCGATTACCTAGTTTGCAGAAAGCATTGTACTTTCATGCTACTCATATCAATCCAAAATGGAATAGAGAAAAAGTTGCAGTTATCGCAGGTCACGTGTTTTACAAATAAGGAAATATCATGCAAGTTAGTTTGAGAGATTTGGTTAATGTACGTAAAATGATGGACAGTCTCAGAGAGAATATTGGACATCTTAGTGCAGAAACTTTGGGATGGGTTGGTGTCATTTTGGTACATTTGGCTACTATTCCAACTTTGGTTGCAGTACTAACTGGCTTAACCGAAAAGTTGCCACCAGTTGATATAATTGGCCTAATGTGGCTTGGACTGTTTATGTTCTTTGTCCGAAGCGTGATTGCTAGAGACTTGCTCAATATTATTAC